AATGCAGTCATCATCTTTAAAGTTGGAGAAGTTTCTTTCAAATAGATTGATATTCCATCCTCTAATATTTGCCTGTGTTCTTGCTCCAGATCCAGCAGATATTACATCAATTGTAGTTTTACCTGAAATATAACCCGTACCACCTTTTTGAACATAGACACTTTCTATCTCACCATTATTGATGATTGGTACTAAGATTGCAAAATTACCAGTCTCACTTACGATGTTGAGATCAGGTGGTGCATTGTAACCTTCACCACCCGAATTTACAATGACCTCAACAATCTGCCCATTGTTGATGATTGGAGTAAGTTTTGCATTTGAGCCAGACTCAAAAGTGATTTCAGGTTGTCTTCTAAAATCAACGATAGTTGATGCACCATAACCAACCCCGCCATTGGTTAAGTCAATACTTAAGATCTCTCCTCTAAAGACAGGTTGTAGTTTTGCTTCATAAAGAAGGATATTACCAATGAATGGATCATCACTAATCAACCAGTTTGCATCGGCACTTACCAACACATAGTATGGATTTGTGATCTCTGCTTCAGTATCAGTCCATGCAAGTACTGATACAGGAGTGATAATATTCTCTTCAATAGGAGATTCAATAACATAGAGTTCTTGGAAATCTTCAACAAAGGTTTTATCAAATGACGCTGCAGCACCCTCTACTTCAACAGTGATTGGTGGATAGTTGAATGAACCACTACCCTGTTTTGTGAAGTTTATGATAATTCCCCTATCATAATAATAATCTCTTTCAACAGATCCAGTACCAACTTCTGTCAATGCAAATGCATCGTCATTAATCTTCTTAACAAAATAATCTTTATCTTCACTCAGACCCTCAACGCTTGGCGTCCCTCTTGTATATCTTACAACTTCTTTTGATTTATAACCATGATTTAAAATTTCAACTCTGTCTGATACGGTATTGATACCAGCTGTTGGAATAGTCCTCTTTTTGTTTTCGTAACCTGTGCCAGGATTAGTAATTACAACACTAGATACAACCTGTTTAAGTTCTGTTGCCACAAGGAATTGAACACCATCACCATAACCTGTAAATTCAACAGTGTTAATACCAGCGAATACGTCACCTCTTGTCGTGTGAAGTTTAATAGACTTCTGACCAGTCACAAATACAAAATACTCACCATCAGTATTCAGTCCAACAACACTAGACGTATTTCTTGGTTCATAAATTACACTTTCACCATCTAAGAATTTGTGATCCTCTTCAAATATAATCTCATTAGTTGTTAGATTTACGTTACTTGGGAAATTAGCAATGAAAGAATTTTCATGTTTAATTGAAATCATTCTAGGTTCTGCCTCTGCACCAGAACCATTACCACCCTTGATTGTAATTGTTGGTGGTGCATAATAACCCATACCAGGGTCAGTAACATCTAGTCTTACAAGTTGACCTATAACATTAGAAACACCTGTTGCTCCAGTTCCCACCTCATCGACAATCTTTACTACTGGTGGGTTGATAATATCATATCCAGCTCCACCACTTGTCATAGTGAAGTCAAGGATATCACCATAGTAAACACTATTAGATGACTTATAGTTTAACAACTCAAGACCATTAACAAAAATGCCCGTGTATCCTGAAGTTGTTTTCTCTTTTTTCTTTCTATTAGTAGGACTCAGAATCTTTCTGTAGATACCCTGTGGTTGAATCGTTTTGCCATAAAAATCAAGGTAAGTTAAAGAAGCATTTACTACTGACCCGTTAAATGTAATATATGATTCTCTTGTAAGGTCTGCCTTACTTCTTGCAAGTTTGATTTCACTCTCATTAACTCTGTATACAAAGTAGGAACCATCGGTAACACCCTCGAAACCATTACCACCAGATTGGAAATATACTGAGTTACCTGTGTAGAAACCATGATCAGGTAATGATGTTGGGTTAGTTGGTAATGGTAAAATATCAGTACTCGTCAATGATGCTGAGAAAGTTACACTCTTATCATAAACATTTGTCTCAATATCATAATATTTTGGTATTGAGTTAGATGATAAGAGAACATCACCATTAAACTTTGCATACGTATTCTGTACGTTGGCAACAAAGTTCTTGATATATGAATGACTTGTAGACGAACCCTTGAGTAGTTGATTCTCAAGATAGAATGTGCCTAAAAGATTGATCTGTTGTCCGAAAGTTACGTTGATCTCCTTCTCTGATATAATTCTAGTGACTGTTCCGAGAACTGATACAGTACCATCTTCGTTTTCATATCTTAATTTATATCCTTCTTGGAAGAAATGATCATCATAAACTTTAAAGTTATATACGAATGCATTAGCATCAATTACAGAACTTTCAGCAATTTTAAATTTTGTTTGGACATTGAGAACATAATTATTTGCTTTCTTACCAGGCGCCTCATATCCAAATGATTTGATCTCAATAGTGTCATTCTTTTTGAAATAATATGTTGGATCGTTTTGTACAAAATCTTTCAGAGTAGATGTAAATCTAACCTTGATTTCTTGTGAGGTATCAATACCAACATAGGCATATGAGAAAGAATCTAACTTAACGTCAGACTTCTTATTCAATGAATTGGTCAGACCAGATACGTTAAAGAACTGGTTTGTGGTCTTACCACTATATGCAATACCAATCTCATTACCATCAACATCGTCAACGACCAACTTACCATATTCAGGAAAGTCAACGGTTGAATCAACATCAATAACCGTTGAACCAAGACTTACAGAGGTAAGGAGTTTTGTAAGGGGGTTTGGTTCAAACTCACCAAAAATAGAACCTGTTACGTCAGTATCTCTCTGGAATCCAGAATCAATACTGATCTGATAGAATCGATAATCATCATATGGGATCTGTTGTACATTAGTTACAGATCCTCTTGCATTCGTTCTCTTTTGGAAGATTGTAAGGTTCTGAAGATCTAATGGATCACCTTGCAGTCTCTCGACTACAAAGTCTTGAGTTACTCTGTAGTTTGCATTAGAAGGAGTTAGAAGAAACTGTGATGGTTTTAGAATCTCTACATCTTCACCATACAATGCTCTAAACAAGATTTCAAAGGACTGATCAGTACCCTTTGAAGAATAAAAACTATCTGAATTGTAGATGAAGTTTTTTGCGTCTAATCCACTATAAAAATTACGATCAGCAAAACCAGGAGTAAATTGGCCCTTGATTTTCTTAAAGAACTGTTTTAGGAATAAAACGTTGAGGTTAACAACCTCTGTTCCAGATGAATGAGCATCTGCTTCAGTCTGAGAGAATGTTAATTCATCTGGTGCACCAGTGGTGATATAGGTGGTGATACCACTGAATCCTCTTCTACAGTTCTGAAACTCAGTGTCAGTCTTTGTTTCATAGAATATAATTTCATTATCAATCTGAATGATACCGTTAGTCTCAGAGAAACCATCTGTAGATACTACGGTAACAAATCTATCGTTATAATCTAATTCTTCAGCAAGAGTCGTTGATTCAACAATATCATATAATTCTTCTACCTTTACATACTGGTCAATATTGTTGATAATATCAACTGGACCACCTTGGTATTCTTGTGATACGTAATACTGCTCTAAAAAATCCGATAGGAGAGGAAAGTCTTCTCTAACGTATCTGGGAAGTTGACTAGCTACAATTTCCTGGAATTTGACTCTATCTACTGCCATTTGTTTTTCTATTAGTAGGATGCTCTGCTAACGATTGTACGACCGAGTGGTTCTGGGGGAGTTGTGGTCAGAAGTGCCTGTTCTTCTTCAGGTGTTTCAACAGTAGCAATCGGCGTACCTCTTACTAATGCGTTTGACCCATAACTTGACGAAACAATGTAGTTTGTTCCTGATACATCATTTCCAGAGGAAATGTTGTCAGCAATAACATCGACTGTTGTATTATTTACATCCAATTGTAGATAGAGATCTTGGAGACCAATCACATCATTAGAGTATGGAGTTGCAGATATCTCTACCAATGGTGTATTTCTATTTACGATAGTAGAAATGATGTTAATTGGGTTGAGTTTAAGTTCTCCCTTCACATAATCAATAGTACCTACGTTCTGTTTAACAATAATTGGTTCAGTGGGTGAATTAAGTTTGAAGAGGAATAATGTTCCTTTCTCAAGATTGCCTGTTGGTTTATCACCAAGATAAACGGTACCACTTATACCACTGACAGTGAAACCAGATGATTTAATATTATAACCAACTAGATTTCCGTCAAAGACTGCACTGTGACCATGATTCTTAACGTAGAAACGATTACCATAACATATTTCGTACTCAGCAAACTGATTAAGAGAAGCAACCATGTCCCTTCGCATATTCACATTCGTAATGTTGGAAGTTACAGACTGATGGCTACTATCAATAACTTTCTGAAACTTGGAATATTTGAAACGAGCACCGAACTGATTTAGTTCTGATGAATCGGCATAAGAAGTCAAGTTCTGTAATACAACATTCTGAACGAACGAAGCATTAGGTGCAAGATTTGTATTGTAGTATATCTCACAATCTGCTTCAACATACAGATACTTCAGGTCAATGATCTCTGCTCGAATACCAGCAACTGAGTAATTCTTGATTCTCTGTTGTAGGTTTTGTTTGATTCCACTTGATAAGAAGACACCATTATATGGTTTGACACTGATGAATACCTTACCAAACTGTGGTGGATTCAGATCCTCACCACCAAATGCTGATACTGATTCAGCTTCTGGATAGATTTGTGGAATTAGTGCTTCGTAATCTGCTGCAGTAACTGCTCTGTTCTGTGATGCGTAAATCTGTGGTGCATACTTCTTAATCGATTCAACAGATTCAATTGATTTACCACCTGTTGATTGTACTATTGTTTCAATAATCGATACACCAGAACTAATTCCTGCACCATTATTGTCAGCTAAGTTACCAATAAATTGGAAGTTTGTAATGTTGTTTCCACTAGCTCCATTACTTGTGATATAACTTGCTTCAATATAATTCTGATCTTCAAGTTTGACACCAAAGACACCATCACCAAATAGTAATTCATATCTTTCTTGAGAAATCTCTTGTAGGAAATATGCTCTCGTTGACTTAGTTACATCAAACAGACTCGTAAACAATTCAAACTGTCTTGTTACAGTTGAACTTTGAGTGTCTCTTACAACGACATTCAAGAGATCGGTGTCAATACCTGAGTTAGGAAGAATAAACTTCTGAAGTTTATTACTACCGTCTACAGTAAATGTTTGATTAATGTATGTTCCTTCGTAAATAAAAATATTTCTAAATGATGCCGTACCAGTTGAATCTACTGGAACGGTGATGTCATTTGGAATTGAGAATATAAAATTTAGACTCTTATTAACACCAGTTGATCTGGATGTCATGACTGCACCAGCCTTGAGTGTGACTGATACTGCGGTTGTATTACTAACGTCTACATCAAAAGATACTTGAGCAGTTGATGCCTTTCTTGATCTTGGTACATATCCAATATTCCTTGCGAGAGACACCACGTTCTCTCTGAGGGTGGCACTATCGATGAATACCTCATTAGATACCATATTGGCATTATATGAGGTAATGTACGTGTTATATGCTAACGTATCGATAATTGTGCTTAGATTGGAACCCTCAAAATCATAATCAGTGAAATTTGAGTTTGCACGAAGATAGTCTTTAATAGACTCCTTGATCTGATCAAAATCTAAGTTGCTAAAATTAACTAGAGGCATTTACCTAGTGGGCTGTAATGCAAATGATAATTGTTGTGGTGATACATCAATACCAATGATGTCATATCGAATGGCTACATCAAAGGCATTATTGTCAAAGTTAGGTGTAACTTTAACTTCTCTCAGTCGAACTCTTGGTTCAAAGTTATTAATTGTGTTCTCAATCTCAGATCGAATAGAACTCGCTGTCAAGAAGTCTAAGTTTTCAAATAATAAGTTGGTGACATTTGATCCAATCGTTGGTTCAAATGGTTTCTCACCAGGAATGGTAAAGACTAAATTACGAATTGAACGAGCAATGGCATTCTCATTTCTCAGGACAATCAAATCAGAATTGATAGGATTGACCTGAAATGTAGCACTTACGTCTTTAAAAGCTTTACTTATCCTTTGGACAGGCACTTAATTAATATACAACAATTCTCAGTTATTTATAGGGGTATCCGACAAATCACTCAGTTAAAATTTGACTATTATCTTCATTCTCCCA